TGCACTTTCCCTCGAGGTAGGAGACCAACTAATGAGCCGAACGATAGACGGCAACATTTTCCTCATTTATGCCGAGCCAGATGGCAAGTGTGAGGACTGCGGCAAGGAAGACGAGCTTCGGCCCTATGGCAAAAATGGTGCCAACGTTTGCTTCGAATGCATGATGAAGGACGAAGCCAACGCCAAAGAAATATTTCGTCGGCAGATGGCCGGTGATAGGCGGCCCAAGTTTCATAGCTAGCTTGCGTCTTTCTCTGGTTTGAGGTAAATATGTCTTTATGCCGACTTCAGAGACGGGCTGGCCGCCACATCTAGGCAAGGTAAAGCGTCTCTGTGGAGGAATACCTCCCCGTTTGTGGGCATCGAAAACCCTCCGAGTGCCGCCTCGTTAACCGGTTTCCGCCCCCTGCAGTAGGGGAGAACGCACTAAGGCGTTAAAAACTCTGCACCCACGCATATCGCAGAATGTGCCACGGGCTCTTATGGGTCCGGGCGCGACCGCAAGGGTGCCACCATGGCCACTACCTCCTTTCCCGTCAATGACACCATGGCGGTCAAGCTATGGTCTCGCGTCCTTGACTACGAAGCATTGAAATATACGGCTATTGCGCCTCTCATCGGTGACGATGAGAACAGTATCATCCATATGCAGGATGCATTATCGAAAGGTCCGGGTGATGCCATCACCTATGCGATCGTGATGCAGCTGCAGCAGGCTGGTTTCTCTGAGAACCAGCTGGCGGAAGGCAACGGCGAGGCTCTCACGACCTACAGCGACCAGCTTGTCATTAACGAGCTGATGGCTGTGGCGGGCGTCAAGAGCCGGCGCACCATCGACCAGCAGCGTGTCCCATGGGACCTGCGCAACACCGCCAAGAGCCGCCTCGGCGACTGGTATGCCAAGCGGTATTCGGTGGCATTCTTTAACCAGGTTTGCGGGTATTCGGTTCAGACCGATGTCCGCTATACCGGGCTTAACCCGGCTACTGCACCATCGGCATCGCGCATTATTCGGCAGTCGAACCGAACTTCCGACGATCTTCTGGTCGCTGGCGATACGTTTACGCTCGACATGATCGATAAGGCCAAGGAGGCGGCTATCACGGCGACACCGCTGATCCGGCCGATCCGTATCAAGGGGACCGATCCGCGCTCGAACGGCCGTAGCGACTACAACAACACGTTGGAGGATATGTATGTCGCATACCTCCATCCCTACCAAGTGACGGCGGTCCGCCGCAACACCTCGACCGGTCAGTTCATCGATATTCAGAAAGCGGCATCGATGGGCCGACAGGAAACCGGCAACCGCATCTTCAACGGTTCGATCGGTATCTACAATTCCACCATCTTGCGCTCAGCTTATGACGTCACCGACGGCGTTTCGGCGGCCGGCGCCGACGTGCCGACCGTGCGGCGGGCGATCTTTCTGGGTGGGCAGGCCTGCATGATGGGCTTTGGTCGTGACAATGGCCCGAGCAAACTGACGTGGAACGAGGAACTGTTTGATCATAAGCGCAGGCTTGAGATCAGCGCGCTCACCATCCACGGCATGAAGAAGACCAAGTACAACAACATCGACTACGGCACGATCGTCATGTCGACATACGCGGCACCGGCGACCTAAGGAGGCAGATATGGCTACCAATGTTCTAGGCACGGCTGCCCGCCAGGACCCGCGGCAAGTTGCAAATACGCTGAAAAAGACCATCAATTGGAACGACGCCGCCTCGGGTGTCGCTGTTCCTTTTGCGAACTATTTGCCACAGGGCGCTTATATTCTGAACGTTTCGGTGGAGGTGGTGACAGCGTTCAATGGCACCACGCCCACGGTGACGGTTGGTACTGTTGGCGCGGCATACAACAACATCGTTGCGGCGGGCGACGTAGGATGGACCGGGGCGGTGGTGGTCAATTCTATTACCCGTGGTATGGGGCGGTCGTTGACGGCGGCAGGCGATGTGCTGCCGCAGGCGGTATGGAACGCCACAGGTGCACCGACGGCAGGACAAGCCATTGTCGTCATCGAATACGAGGGCGGATGGCAGTCGTAACCTCCCAGCCTTGGGCCGGGCGGTGGCTCCTCTTCCGCCTAGCCTCTTTTTGCGAGGGACAGGACCATGAAGCGTTTGCTTAATTTAGGCGTCCGTGGTGGCATCGTTTTGGGCCTGGTGGGTGTTCTGGCTTCGGCGGCACTGGCGCTGACTATCAGCGGCCGGGATACCTCGCAGCAGCGTTCCATCAGCCAGGTGGGGATACGGGCGTTGTCGACTGATCTTGGTGTGACCGCGACGGCATCGGGCACCCAGGTTAATTCCTATCAGATCACAGCCGGTTTTACCTTGGTTACGACCGTTGCGACGATCGGCGATAGTGTAAAGATGCCATCGATCACAGCCTTGGGGGCGCCAACCAATGTGGATGCGGCGTTAAACATCATCGTAGTCAATAACACTGCTAACAGTATGAACGTGTTTCCGTTTGCAGCGACCGACGTTATCGTCAGTGGTGGTGCTGCGGCGAGTGCTGGTGCGGCCATGGCCGTTGCAGCATTGAAGAGCGCATCATGCTGGTCGGCAACGTCTACTGGTCGCTGGTATTGTATTATAGGGTAGCGCGGTTCAGCCGCGGTTACCGCGGAGGAGGCGCGTATGCGAGCACTTCTTGCTATCCTGCTTTCCACGCTATGGCTGTCTGTCTGCGAAGCTCAGACGACCCCGACATGCACGGCGCCCTGTACGCAACAGCAGCTTCTCAATGACGTGCAGACGCAATTTCCCGATCAGACCGCGGGTGGCATCACGCCGGCCATTCTGCGTCAGTTTCTCAATAATGTCATTTATTCGATGCTGCCGACATCGCCGCTCACGGCCAACAGCCATGCCTGTTACTTCGGCACCACCGGTCTCACCAACGTCTGCTCAGTCGCGCTTGGGCTCGCTGGAGGTGGTACAGGCGCGACTACACAGTCTGGTGCGGCTAACAATATCTTTCCCCCGATCACCCGGACGGGAGACATCGCCTATTGGAACGGGACACAGTGGGTTACGTTAGCTGGCAATAATACAACGCCGGCTGTGCTGCAGGAGACGGGTGGAGGCGTTCCCTCATGGGTCACCAACCTCAGCGGCCTTGCGTTTCCCACGCCGACCCGAGCCGGCGATGTTGCTTATTACAATGGGACCGCTTGGGTCACCATTCCCGGCAACAATACGTCAACTGCAGTTCTACAGGAAAGCAGCAGCGGTGTTCCGTCGTGGGCGAGCAACCTTGCTAGCCTTGCATTCCCGACGCCGACTCGCGCCGGTGATGTCGCCTACTATAATGGCAGCGCTTGGGTCACGATCCCGGGGAACAATTCTGGGACTAATTTCCTCTCTGAAAATGCAACAGGCATTCCGGCGTGGGGTCAGCCGACCATCCCGCCGGCTGTGACGTCGGTCGGCTGTGGCACCGGCCTATCGGGTGGCGTGATCACAAGCACGGGTACCTGCGCGGTATCATTGACTTCTGTTGTCAATTCTCTCGGTGCGGATGTTTCACTTACAAACACTGCGAATTACTTCGATGGACCAAGCGTGGCACAGGGCGTCAGTGGCACATGGTTTGCGAGTGGGACGGTGACGCTGAATGACACGGCTGCGGCGACGTTTTACTGCAAGTTGTGGGATGGTACGACAGTTATCTCTAGCGCTGCTGCACAGATCACTGCGGCGGCCACGACCAAGATATCACTATCTGGCGTTCTTGCAACGCCGGCCGGCAACATCAGGATCAGCTGCAAGGATATCACCGCAACTACCGGCAAGATCGCGTTCAATACGACCGGCAATTCTAAAGACAGCACAGTGACGGCGATGAGAATACAATGAGTGGCACTGCAATGAGAATACAATGAGCGATACCGATCGCGCCTTTAGTCCAGGGTTTAGCGCCGGCTTTGCTGGCGTTGGCATCGTGTCTGATCTCACGACCATGATCTTTCGGATCGCGGCTGAGCTTGGAGCACGGTTTGATCTGGCCGGTGCGCGCGGCACGGCAACTCAGTCACGGCCGAATGCCGAGGCGATCCGCAATGCGATCGATACGGCGATCTATGAGTATCAGAAGCACCGTTTTCGCTTCAATGAGATCGATCCGGCGATGCCGACTACGTTCATGACGGTGCCATCTCAGTCGACTTATTCGACGGCCGACTGCCCAGCCATCTCGACCATGTTTATGATCGACTACATCAACATTCAAATTGGCAATACATTGATGAAACTGTCGCAGAATACGCCGGAACGCCAGCACCTGAACATTCAGCTTTTTACGCAATTCGGGTTGCCGACGAGCTATGCATATGAAGGCAATACGCTGATCCTCTATCCGGTCCCGGTGGCGGCCTATAAATGTTGGATCGGCTGCCATCTTGCAATGCCGCCGCCATCGTCAGACGTCGAGGAAAACAATGTTTGGATGACGCCGCAGAACGCTGAGCGGCTGATCCGATCTCGTGCGAAGTTTGAGGTCGCGACACACGTCACGCGAAACCAACAGATGGCACTTGCGATGTCGCCCTATCCGGACCCGCAGCCTGGTGAGGCCTATCGCGCATTCACTGAGCTGAAACGCGAAGGCAATAAGATCACATCGACGCTAGGGCGGGTGCGTCCAATGAGCTTTTGAGATGAATTATGTCCGACACGATACCATTTCCGGACTATGCACCTGACATCTCGCCGCTCGGGCAGGCGGACTCGCAGGTGATCTTCAATGTCGTGCCGAAGAGCGATGGATACGGCCCTATCCAGAGCATGACATCATACACGCAGTCATTGCCCGGTCCCTGTCGTGGCTACTTCTATGGCCGCAAGGCTGATGGCACGGTGACGATCGTGGCTGGCACTGCCACTGATCTTTACATCATGAACCAGGTTGATCTGTCGTGGACCTTGGCGTCGAAGGGCGGCGTGTCCTATGGCGCCGTTCCGATCGACGACAATTGGGTGTTTGCTCAGTTCAACGATCTCATTATCGCGGTGCAGAAGAATGTTCCGCCACAGAAGCTTTTGCAGTCGACATCGACTTCGTTCGTGGACCTTGACGGCAACCCACCATTTGCCGGTTGGGTCGCTATCATCGGGTTTTTCGTGGTGCTCACAGCACTGCAAGAAAGTGCTCAGCGGGTGCAATGGAGCGACCTTGATGACCCAGAGAAATGGGACTCAGGCAGTGGGCTATCGGACTTTCAGGACTTCCCGGATGGTGGCTCGACTTTGGTAGTGAGCGGCGGCGATGCTTATGGCACGATCTTTCAGGAGCAGTCTATCCGTTCGATGACGTATGCGGCCGGCAGCGTGGCGATCTTCCAGTTTTATCGCTTTTCGACGCAGGAGGTGCTGTATGCCAAATATTCGGTCATGAACGTCGGCAACCGCGTGTTCTATCTGAGTGCGGCCGGGTTCAGGATGATCGTCTCGACTACCGATCCTGTCGACATCGGCAAGGATAAGGTCAATATCACTTTTTTCAATGAAGTTGACTCCTCTCAGTTGCAGCTGATCATTGGCGCTGTGGGTCCGACAGCGACGCGTGTCTATTGGGTTTACAAGACCAAGCTCAGCGGGGCGTTCGGGCAGTTCAACCGCATGCTGGTCTATGACTATGTGCTCAACAAATGGACGCGGGTTAATGTCACTGGCGAGTTCATCGCTTCATTGGCAAAGCCCGGTCTGACATTGGAAAATTTGGATACATACACACTTGAGCAATTATACGTACAGAATGCGCAGGATAACGGCGCTGGAGCGATCCGGCTGACGCTTGACGCTGTGGTCAAGCCCAGCTTCAGCCTTGCAGCGCAGCCCTTCGCGACGGTGCAGGGGGTTCAGGGTACGATCGAAGCCAATGGCGTTTGGCGCTTTAACATCATTGACGATACCCATGCCGATCTCATTGGCTCGACCTTCGTGCATCCTTACGTGTCCGGTGGTGCGATCGGCGGTTCGATCGAGGCCATGACCTATCCGGACATGGGCGGCATGGTGAAGCCGTCATTTTCTTTCGACAGCATTGTTAAGGCGGCTATCGCGCAGCTGTCGGCTTTCGATGCCAACCATGCGCTTAACTTTTTCGATGGTCCGACGTTGGAGGCCACATTGGAAACCGGCGAGGCGGATGGCAAGGGCAAGATGCTGTTCACCAATGCGATGCGGCCGATCACCGATGCAACGCAGGTGTACTGCTCGGTCTCTTACCGCAATTCGCCGCAAAGTCTCCCGCTCTACACCGCAGAGAATCTGATTGATGACATGGGGATGGCGCCGATCGATCCGATCGAGAGCCGCTACCAGCGCATGCGGGTGCGCATTACGGCGGGATCGAGTTGGACCTATGTGCGTGGCGCGCAGCCTGAGAGCGAAATAGCGGGAGATCGCTGATGCCCGGCTTTGGCACACTGGCACCGAGCAATGACCGGCAGGACCAGGAGGCGCTGGAAAACCTTGCCGCCCAGCAGGATGCTGATCGGCCGAGCGGCTTGTCGACGATGTGGTCGGCGATCAAGCATCCATCGCTTTATCCGATGTTTCATGCGTTAACGTCGTCGGCACCGGTCCCAGCATCGCCAGATATTGGCCCTAGGCCGCAACAAGGAGGCGGTAACAACCTTCCAGATGTTGGGGCGCCGCTGATCCCCTCGGGGCCGCAGATATCTCCTGGTACAGCATTCGGCAGACTTGCGACGTCCACAGGCCAGAACCTGGTGCGAGGTGTTGATGAGGTGATCAAGAGCGGAGCCATATTGCCGAGCGATGTCTATGCTGGCAGGGTGTCAATGTGGGGGCCGAGCGGCCATTCATCTGATGAGCCGATCCAACGTTCTGTGGATCTGGCAAGCTTAGCAGGCGGCGGCGGGGCAAGCGCGCTAGAAAGGGCGGCTGCGCCGGGGCTTGATCTTCGCGTCATGGGTAGGAAGTTATTATCCGACACCGGCCAACCCGGTATGGCGATCTCGACTGCAGCGCATGCGCCACAATACACGACAGGCATTGAAAGCGCGCTTGCTCGTATTCCCTCGCAGGAATTGACCGGGCTGCAATGGCTCAACCAGCTGAAGCGGTTCGGCGCCAAGCCTGAAGAATTACAATGGCGTGAGCTTGGGCCGGCATTGGAAGGGTTGGGCAACACCAAGATATCTCGTACTGGGATCGAGGAGCATCTTCAAGCGAACCCGGTTCAACTCAACAGAATTGAGAAAGGTAATAAGTCGTGGGAAGATCTGACGGCACAGCAGCAATACAATATCAAGGATCAGTATGATGATCTAAGCGCTAAAGACGCTGCGCTATGGGATAACCCAAAAGAGTATTATGAATATTTACAACGCAATGGTTCTTTAAATTCATCATTTCAAGTACCAGAATATGAGGAATACAAGCTTCCCGGTGGCGAGAACTATCGTGAGCGGCTAATCCAGATGCCGACATCAGGTGACAATTTCACTAGAGAACATGGCAGCCATTGGGATGAGCCGAATGTGCTGTTTCATCGGCGGTCTACTGATCGTTCTTTCGATCAGCCATTAACGCCAGAGCAGGCGGCACAGAACTTTCAGCGTGAAAGAATGTTGCAGCAGAACGATGATATTCAACAGCAACAGGGAGAGGTTGCGCGACAGATCAATGGAATACGCCGTCAACATGATGATCGGATCAGGCAGGATTATAGTGAGGGAAGGATTGATGCGAGAGAGGTGAGGCGACAGTTTGAGGCGGCGGAAAATATTCCAGAAATGAAGCCGCTACAGGACAAATTGCAGGCTTTGCGGGCTCAGGAGGATGATCTACGTCGCAACATGCCAAATGAGGTGTGGCCACAAACAATTCGCAGTCTGCACGATGAAGAGAACCAGAGCGACTGGCATCAGCAGGGACGGGATAAGGGATATGCTAAAGACATCGATACACAAGTAGCAGGTTTGTCAAAACAACGGGATGATCTGAGACGACAGCGTGACCAGTTGGATCAGAACGATCCAAGATATATGGCAAACTTGGACGATCTGAATAACCAGATCGGAACG